CCAGCAGGTGCTCCAATGGGTCAACCTGCTCCAGCAAGTTATCCTGGAATTCCAGGATAAATTAATTAGGAAAGAGAAATCTTTCCTAATTTCATGTCTTTAAATAAAAGAGGAATTATGTCAGAAAAAGAAATAGAAAAAGAAATTCAAGAAAAAAATTTAAATGCTCCAAGACTTACACCAGATTTAATAGATTCGGTGATCGTTAATAAATATTATCATATTGTACCAGATACTACTATGACTATTTGTGTACTTACTTTGCAAAATGGTTTTCAAGTAACTGGTCATTCGGCTGCTGCATCTAAAGAAAATTTTGATAAAGATATTGGTCGCAAACTAGCTTTCGAAAAGGCTAGAGAGCAGATTTGGCAATTAGAAGGATATCTTCTAAAACAAAAATTATTTGAGGAAAAATAATGAAATGGGTTAAATAAAATATGTACTAAATGTAAAGTTAAAAAACCATTGGATAATTTTTATAATGGTTGGTCAAAATGTAAACAATGTTCTAGAAAAAATATTCCGGTTGGTAGAAAAAAAGGAGATTGTTATGGAGCTAAATTTACAGAAGTGGAATTATTAAAAATTTTTAATAAAAAACATAACTTTAAATATTCGTATCCTAATCTAATTGATCGACTTTCGACTACTAAAATACCAATTATATGTCCAAAACATGGAATTTTTTATCAAAAAATCTCTGAGCATAAATCTGGTCGGGGATGTTATGAGTGTGGTATTAGGAAAGGTTCTGGTAATATTTTAAATAACGAATTATTTATCAATAAAGCTAATAAAAAACATAACTTTAGTTATGATTATTCTTTATGTGATTATACCGTTGGAAAAAATAAGGTAGAAATATTATGTCCAAAACATGGTATTTTTATACAACAAGCTGAAAGTCATTTAAATGGTGCTGGTTGTCCAAAATGTTCCGAATCAAAAGGCGAACGGAAAATTAGAGAATTTCTAGAAGAAAATAATATATCTTATGAACAAGAAGTTAAACTCTTTGGTAATTATAGATTTGATTTTTATCTAGAAGATTTAAATACTGTTATTGAGTACGATGGAAAACAACATTTCGAACCGGTAAATTATTTTGGCGGTTTAGAAGGATTCTTAAAGACTCAAGAACGAGATAAAATTAAAACAGAGTATTGTTTAGAGAATAATATAAGAATTATTCGAATAGCATATTTTGAAGAAGTTGAAAAAATATTAAAGGAAATAAAATGATAATTAGAAAATTATTTAAATTTGAGGGAGCGCATATCGTTAGAAACTGCTCATCGATTAGATGTAAAAAAAGTATTCATGGTCATAGCTATGTAGTAGAGGTATTCTTTTCCAGCGATGGGTTAGATAATGGTCAAATGGTTATGGATTTTGGGTTAATGAAGGGAAATATTAAAGATTTAATTGATTCCTTCGATCACGCATATTCTATGTGGGATAAAGAATCAGAGGAATTTAAAAAATTTATGATCGATAATTCAGAAAGATATATTACTATGCCAGTTTCCCCATCGGCTGAAGCATATGCTTTAATGTTTTTAATGCTCGTAGATAAAGTGGTTAAAGCTACCGAATTTAATAATGGAGAAGTAAATGTAGAGGTAACTTCAGTTAAAGTACATGAAACTGTTACTGGATATGCAGAAGCCTTTAAAGAAGATTTAGATCCTTCTAAATTCAAACATGAACCTTTTAAATTAGAAGATATTAAATTTTCGCAAGGTATTATGGATGAATGGAAAGATCCAGACATGTATAATAAATTAATTGAAGCTGATGAAAATGGAACTAAATGTTTTATTAACGAGGCTGTAGAACAACAGGTTTAATTATGACTAAGACTCAATTAAAGAAACTTGAAACTCAGAAAAATAAATTAAAACGATCTCAAAAAAAGAAAGTTAATATTTATAAAGAGTTGGATGCTTATTTATACAATAGCATCCCTCTCTCAGATGAGGCTTTAAGTTCTAAAACGGCTTTTAGAACAGCGGTTACTTATTTATTTGAATCTTTAATGAAAATGCCTTTGATATCTATGTACTTAGATAAACATCTTAATGGAAAAGTTGAAGGATTGATGTCTCATGATCCATACCAAATACTTGAATTTTATAAAAAATTAATTCAAGAAAATAGTATTAAAGCCTATCAATTATATAAATTTTTTCCAAATAGAACCTATCAAACTTCAATAAATACTTTAGTTTCTAAAAAGGGTTATACCGTTCGGGAAGCTAAAGAATATTATATAAATAGAAAAGTTATTAATCCTTTGGAATTAGATTCTTTATTAGAAAATAAAGCAACTAAAAGATCGGATGATTTTGAAATTATTAATAAGGTAATTGATGAGGGTTTGGTTAAACCTTTAAAAATACCTGAACTGATAATACAATCTTCATCCATTGAAAATAGTATAGTCGAAAATGATTTATTTTTATCTAAATTAGATAGTGGAACTATTAAACAATTAGGTTTAACATTATTTGATATTTCGGTACTTAGAAAATCAAATGAATTTTTATATACTTTTATAGATGCTAAAAATAAAAAAAGATATTATAAAGAACCATTCCAAGTTGAATTTTTTATAAATTTAAAAACGGGAGTTCTTAATAATAATTATATGGAAGATGTTTCGGAAAATTTTCAAAAATATATAATAAATGATATTCAAGATCTAAGTTCTTTAAAATTTTTACTAAGTAAAATATATAAACAATTTATGAAAGATATATAAGGATATAATATGGCTCAGGAAGAAACTATTGATTGGATGGGTTTTGATTTATCAAGTGAAAAAAAATATGCATTATTAATTAAAAAACTTGAATTTTTAATTCGTAAAAGTATTCAATATGATATTTGGCAAAAACGTTCCAAAATTGGAATTCAGGAATGTCCAATATGTAAAGAATCTATGTACTATTTAAAACCAGAATCTCATCATTTTCCAGAAACTTTATTTGATGTAGTTGATAATATATTACAGCAACATATACATGAAGGGGATTTAGACGAATTCAATGAATTAGATATAGTTCAAGAAGTTATGACTAAACATAATACAAATAATATTAATTATATTGTTTTATGTAAACAATGTCATGAAAAATATCACGATGATGTTCCAGATACAGTTAAAGAAATGCCCGAAGCATTTACTAAACAGAAAAAGGACAGATATGATTATAGACATAAAAATATAAATAAACCAAGTCCTATAAATAAGGAGACTTAATGGAAGAAAAATTAACAGATGAAAAAAAGATTGAAAAAGATTCAAAAACTACTAATTTAGCTAATGAGTTTATGGAATCCAAAACTTTTCAGAATTTTTTTCCGAATCAAATAATTACTTATCGATCTTTTAAATTTCCAAAAGTAACTATTCAGACAGTACCCGAAAAGGATCATTTAAAATATATTCAAAATCAATCTTCAAAAGATATTATGATAATTGAATATAACGTTTTAGTTAATTTTATTAATGATCCAGATTATATTGGACCATCTGAGGACGCCAGTTGCTTAAAAGTAATTAATAAAAATGATCCATTTACTTTAACTATAAAATCAAATGTTGTTAATCCTGGAATTAAATTAGATGATAATATTGAATTAGAATATTTGGATAATTTTAAAGAAGTTTTTTTAAAATTAATTCAATTAATATTGGAAAATTTGGACGAAGAAGATATTAAAAAATTAAATGAGGATAATTAATGCAAACCGAACAAGATAAAACAAAAGAAATATTAAGAGATATGGATTCTGGTACTAAAATTATGATCAATGCGGATCTTAATGCTATTGCCCCTTTTCCAGCTCATGAAAATAAAGAATTAAGTGTTCGACATAGAGCACTTATGACGGAACAAGTTTCTGAAAAATTAAAAGAAGCTTTTGATTTAATGAAACTTGATCATGTAAATGATCCAAATCTTAAAGATACTCCAATGAGAGTAGCTAGTATGTGGATTAATGAATTAATGGTTGGTCGATATCAATCTAAACCACGTATGGAAAGTTTCCCTTTACAATTTGGTGGTGATGGTGTAGTAGTAGATAATGAAGAACTTAATACAGATATGATGATATCTAAGAAAGTTGATGTTCGTTCTTTATGTTCTCACCATTTAGCTCCATTTCATGATGTGTCAGGAGACGAACATTCATATGCGGTAATTGCTTATATACCAACTGATAGATTACTTGGAATTAGCAAATTACAAAGACTTATTAATTGGTATGGTGCTAGACCACATCTTCAGGAACAATTAACTTATCAAATTTATAAAGAGATTTGTGATACGATTGGGTCTGATAATGTTTATGTAGCATTTAAAAATATTGAACACACTTGTGAAAGTCTTAGAGGTGTAAAATCAAATTCTGGTAGAACAAGTACTACACAATACGGTGGGGTATTTAAAAATTCCGAATTAAGAAAAGAAGCTTTATTACAGGCTCTTTAAAGTTATCCGGAATTTCCGGATAACTTATCCTGTCGTTAAAAAAAGGAAATTAAATGAAAATAGGAAACGATTTTAAAACCGAAATACCGGATTTTGATATAGAAAAATGTATGAGTATTGGTGGTTATAAAGCTATTATTAAAACGAATGGCGAAGTATTGATCCAAGGTATTGGATTATTTAGTGTTAATAAAGCTCTAATAGGTAATATTAGTATAATGCCGTTAGATGAAGAAGCTCAGTTAGAGTTATCAGATTTTCCATTTGAAATAGAAAAGCATCGATTAATATTTCAAGTAAGTTTTAATGGATTTGCTTGGTATTTTAAAAATAAAAAGGACGCTTTTATTTTAATGGATTTAATGCTTCAAGTAAAAGAAGTAGCATTGCATAATAAATTTATAAATAATATAAAATTCGAAGAAGATAAAAAATAAAAAGGAAACAAAGTGATTTTTACATGTATTAACCCAGAGTGTAGAGCTAAGTTTATGGAAGAAGAAGCTCATGAAAACGATGGTGAATTATTATGTCCGGAATGTGATACTCCAGTGGCTAAAATTAAAGAAGTTGATTTAGGATCAGAAGAACCAGGATTAAAATCAGGTATTGATGT